AGTAATCAGGATGCTGAATGGCTGGCCTCCCGTCGCTTCACCATTGAAGACATCGCCCGAATGTTCAACGTCTCGCCGATTTTTTTGCAGGAATACAGCAACAGCACCTACAGCAATTTCAGCGAGGCAAGCCGCGCATTTCTCACCATGACGATGCGCCCGTGGCTGGCGAACTTTGAGCAGCAGATAAAAAACGCCCTGCTGGTGGCCTCGCCTGTACCTGGTATCCGGTATCAGGTGGAGTTTGACAGCGCGGACCTGTTACGGGCCACACCTGGCGAACGCTTTGCCACCTATGAGCGCGGCATCAAATCCGGCGTTATGTGTCCGAACGAAGCCCGCGAACGTGAAGGACTGTCACCGCGTGATGGTGGTGATGAGTTCAGCCAGGCATGGAAACAGGAAGTAAAAATCAGCGAGGGAGAAAAACCGGAATGAACATAGGGCGACTGCGTGACAGGGTAACGATTCAGACCCTGAAACAGACCAGAGCCATGACGGGCGAAATACTCGAAACGTGGGTGGACGGTCACACACTCTGGGCAAGCGTGAACATGATCAGCAGCAAGGAGGCCATTTCATCGGGTGCAGAACTGGCGACTGGAACGGTAAGGGTATGGATACGCTACAGGAAGGACATCAACGCCACCAGCCGGATAAAGGTCAATACGGGGCCGCTGGCGGGGCGTGTACTGAATATCATCGGGCAGCCGCTGCCGGATGCCGCCAGGACACGCCTTGAAATTCTTTGTCGTGAGGGCGCGGAAAAATGACAGAAGAACTTATCACCCTGGAAGAAGTGAAACTCCATTGCCGCATCGATGGCGACGAGGAAGACCAGTTAATCAGCGGATACATTGCCGCATCGCTTGAGGCGTGCCAGATACACATAGGCAGGCGCTTTGATGACGGGCTGGAGTTCACGCCAGCCATAAAGATTGGCTGCATGATGTTTATCGCTCACCTGTATGAAAATCGCCAGATTGTCGCGGATAACGCAAAAACACGCGTACCCATGACGATTGGTGCACTCTGGACGGCTTACCGTGATGTGGGGGTGTACTGATGCCGTGGCAACCATTAAGACGATGCACAGAACCAGGCTGTAACAGGCGCGTGAAGTCCGGCAAGTGTGAGGAGCACAGGCGGGCGGCATGGCGTGCAGAGGATGCCAGACGAGGACACCGCCGCGCGCGTGGGTACTCCAGACAGTGGGACAAATACCGCGCCATGTATCTGAGTAAAAACCCGTTATGCGTGCGATGCCTTGAGAAGGGGATATATACGCCCGCCGTGGTGGTGGATCACATTATCCCGATTAATGGCGGTGATGATGTTCTCTTCTGGCCCGAATGGAACCATCAACCATTGTGTCAGGCGTGCCATAACCAGAAAACGAAATGGCTTGATCCGGCAACAAAAAGTAAGCGTGCCGCAGGTGGATTTCGTGAAGAGGAAGAACGGGCCGCTAACCGCAATAACTGGATGTATGACGCTGATGAATGAGCGGGAACAAAACCGCCTTATCCGTGGACTTATAAGGCAGCGTGACGCATGGAAGACACAGGAAACAGGGCATAAAGATAAAGCGTCAGGATGCGCAGAACGCATCACAGCGAAGCGATTAACCGACCGTGACCGCGAGGTTATGGAATGTTTCCGCAATCGCTGATGAGGCTGTATGACGGGGTGGGGGGCGTTTTCAGGACAAACCCGACCCCGCCGGGCACCGACCGCCTCCTCAAATTTTTATGCACGGGAATTTTTTGAAAAATAATCTGGCGAAAAAATAAGCATGGCAAGACCACCGAAAGCCCCCGCCTACCTGGATGATATCGCCGTGAAGCAGTGGCGGGAAAAATCGCGGCAGCTTGCGGAACGGGGTGACCTGACTCCCGCCGACTGGAGCAATCTGGAACTGTATTGCGTCAATTACTCGATATACCGGAAAGCCGTCGCAGACCTTGCGGCGCGCGGGTTCAGCATTGTTAACAGTCAGGGCGGCGAGAGCAGAAACCCCGCATTAAGCGCGAAATCCGACGCGGAAAGAGTGATGATAAAAATGGCCTCCTTGCTCGGTTTTGACCCGATAAGCCGCCGTAAAAATCCACCGGAAACAGAAGAAGAGGACGAGCTTGACCGCCTGGAATAGGTACGCAGAAGACGTAAAAACGGGCAAAATTCCGGCCTGTAAACGGCTGAAACAGGCCGTTAAACGGTACTTTTCGGACCTTAAAAGCCCCCTTTACACGTTCGATCGTGAGGTTGTGGATCGGTTTATTGCCTTTTCCAGGGTGTGCCCGCACGTAAAAGGGCCGATGCGTGGCAGACCCATTGAGCTGGAGCCGTGGCAGCAGTTCGCCTTTGCGTGCATCCTCGGCTTTAAGGTTAAGGCCACCGGACGGCGCAAATATACGAGCGCCTTTATCGAAGTGCCGCGCAAAAATGCGAAATCAACGACCGCCGCGATTCTGGCTAACTGGTTTCTGATTATGGAGAACGGTCAGCAGGATATCTACACCGCAGCGGTGAGCCGTGACCAGGCGCGGATCGTCTTTGATGATGCGCGTCAGATGTGCCTTTTATCCCGACCGTTACGCAGGCGGGTGAATATTCAGGCGCATAAGGTGATACACCCGAAAAGCAACAGCCTGTTAAAGCCGCTGGCAGCAAAAGCGGCAACCATCGAGGGAACAAACCCCAGCCTTTCCATCGTGGACGAATACCACTTGCACCCCGATAACGGCGTTTATTCCGCGCTTGAGCTGGGGATGGGCGCACGTCCCGAAGGGCTGTTATTTGCCATTACCACATCAGGCAGCAACGTCGTTTCAGCCTGTAAGCAGCACTATGATTATTGCTGCCAGATCCTGGACGGCGAAGAGGTTAACGATTCAATTTTTGTACTGATTTACGAACTGGACGACGAAAACGAGGTTGATGATCCGGCGATGTGGATAAAGGCGAACCCTAATATTGATGTTTCCGTGGATCGTGAAAAACTGGCCTCAACCATCCAGAAAGCGCGGGGTATTCCGTCGCAGTGGGTGGAGATGATGACAAAGCGATTTAATATCTGGTGTCAGGGGACTACCCCGTGGATGGGTAACGGCGCATGGGCTGAGTGTGCCGGAACGTTCACGGAGGAAGATTTACACGGCCAGGAGTGTTACGCGGGGCTGGATTTATCATCCACAAGCGATATTTCCAGCGTGTGCTATGCCTTTCCGGTAGGTAAAACCATTATGCTGGTTTCCCGTCATTATCTGCCGGAGTTCCAGCTACAGAACCCCGCCAATAAAAACCGCGCCATCTATCGTCAGTGGGCTAAAGCAGGCTGGATACGCACAACGCCTGGCGACTGCATTGATTACGACCGGATCAGAGATGACATCATGCAGGACGCGGAGAAATTTAATATCAGGCTGGTGGGCTTTGATACGTGGAACGCCACGCATCTCAGAACGCAATTACAGGGGGCAGGTTTTGAGGTGGAGCCGTTCCCGCAAACCTACCTCAGATTCAGTCCGGCGGCGAAATCGTTCGAAGTTTTTGTTAACCGCAGGGTGATTGTGCATCGTGGCGATCCGGTGTTGTCCTGGTCGATGAGTAACGTCGTGATGCAGAGTGACGCGAACGCCAATATCAAGCCGAACAAGAAAAAATCACCGAACAAGATAGACCCGAGCGTGGCGGCGCTGATGGCGTTTGGTACATTCCAGGCAGAGCATGAGGATTTTGCTTTTGATATAAGCGACAGCCACCGCCAGAAACTGGAAGAATTTAGCGGGGTGTAATGAGGTCAGCAGCATGACAGAAGCCGAAATAACGGGATTAATCCGCCGCGTTGCCGGAATCAGCCAGCAGGCTGACGAACAGGCCACGCAGCCGGACAGCGTGACAGCCGAAAACTATGCGCGTGTTGTTGCTGAGGTGATGCGCCGTGATGGTATAGAACTTAATGGCGTGGATATGCGCAACATACGAACCAGAGTTCTTGAGTTGCTGGCCTACCGTCGCCGCGTGGAGATGTATCGGGAGAAGGAGAAAATAACGTACCACTGGAAGAAGCCGGAGCGGTTGCGGCGGTAA